GCAAAGTACGATATATACGTTGGGGAAGAAAAGGTTCACGCTTCTGTCGAGGAAGAAGAAATGATGGACATCACGCAAACTTTTGCAGATGACTTTTATTCGGTGGGCACACCCCATCCTGATCATGTACGAGTTGAGTATTTGGGCGATGATACAGAAGACGAGTAAAATCCGACAGAATCCTGGCGACGGAGAGTTTATTAGTCTTTTTCATACTGGGAGTCGCAAGACTCCCTTTTTTATTGCCTCTAAATAGATAAATACACGAGATCGTAGTAAAATAGTGCCAGTTCAAAGAACATCTCAGGGTTTCAAAGATATTTCGCTTTCATTCAAGCGTCATCCAATAACCAATGATATGCTTCCTCTCAAAAATGAGGATGCAATCAAGAGATCTGTTCAAAATTTAGTAAGGATACAAGTGGGTGAAGTATTCTTCAATGACTTAGTGGGAACAAGAGTAGAACAAGCACTTTTTGAATTGGCAACTGATAATTTCATTGACCCTATAAAGAATGAAATCGAGACTGTCATCACTAACTACGAACCAAGAGTTTTACTTCGCAACGTGACAGTAAATTCTTTTCCCGATCAAAATGCTATTGATATCAATATAAATTATGACATTGTGGGTTTATCTGCCCCCGCACAATCGCTAAACTTTATTTTAGAACCAACTAGGTTATAATGGCACTGCAACAATACACAAACCTCAACTACGAGGATATAAAAACCTCGATCAAGGATTATCTTCGATCAAACAGTAACTTTACTGATTTTGATTTTGAGGGTTCTAATTTATCTGTAGTAATCAATCTTTTAGCGTACAACACATATATCACAGCATTCAACACTAATATGGCGGTGAACGAGACGTTCATTGACAGTGCAACAATAAGAGAAAACGTAGTATCATTAGCAAGAAATATAGGTTATGTTCCTAGATCAAAAAGAGCAGCAAAAGCAAAGGTTGATTATAATATATCAGATTTAGATTCTTCAGTAACTCAGATAAAATTCCAACCTGGTATTTTATCGAATGGTAGGGTGTCAAATACAAGTTATATCTTCTCTTTACCAGAGACAGTTACAGGAACTGCAGAGGATGGAGAAGCAGTTGGAACTCTGGAGATATATCAAGGTCAATATCTAGAGACTAATTTTGTTGTTGATAGTAGTCAAAAAAATCAAAGATATGTTCTACCTAATGACGGTATAGACACATCAACCATCAGAGTCAAAGTAAGAAATAATGTTTCATCTACAACAGAAACAGAATTCAAGTTAGTTGACAATATCTTAGGTATTACATCGACATCGAACATTTATCTACTACAAGAGACAACTGATGAAAAGTATGAACTATTATTTGGTGACAATATCTTCGGTAAAAAACTCGATAATGGAAATGTGGTGGAGATCTCCTATATCCGCACTAATGGTTCTTCAGGTAATGGTGTTAGAGACTTTTCATTCTCTGGTAAACTATTAGACCAAGAAGGTGCAACTCTACAGAATTACACACCTATCCTAACGGTCAATCAACCCTCCGATAATGGAGATGAGATAGAATCACTGCAGAGTGTGAAATACTACGCTCCTAGACGCTATGCCTCACAGCACAGGGCAGTTACAGCATCTGACTATGAAGCAATACTACCAACAGTGTATTCTAATATTGAATCTGTTAGTGCCTACGGTGGAGAAGACTTAGAACCTCCTCAGTATGGAAGAGTGTTCATTGCAGCAAAACCTAGAAATGGTAATTTCTTATCAGACTTTACTAAGAAAGAAATTTTATCATCTTTGAAGAGTTACTCTGTAGCAGGGATTGTTCCTGAATTTGTGGATCTCAAGTTCATGTATGTTGAGATTGACAGCACCATCTATTACAATGCCAATTTTATAGGTGATCCTGATAATTTGAAATCAGAGGTCATAAGTGCGATTACGTCATTTGCAGGTGGTACAGAATTGAATAAGTTTGGTGGTAGATTCAAATATAGTAAAATGTTGTCTCTTATAGACAGTGTAAATACATCTATAACATCTAACATCACAACTGTCAGAATTAGAAGAAATCTAAATGCAAAGATCAATCAATTCGCACAATACGAATTATGTTACGATAATACGTTTTATTGTCCTAATCCTTCTTATAATATCAAATCGACAGGTTTCTCGATTTCAGGAACAGTGGGGACAGTTTACTTCAGTGACGAGAAGATAGCAGGTACTAATAAAGGTAACTTGATTCTTTTCCAAATTGTATCGGATGCTGATATCAAAATTCTTTCTAAATCCTTTGGTACAATTGATTATAAGAAGGGAGAAATCATTATAGATACTGTGAATATTACATCAACAGTACAACCAAATAATATTGTTGAAGTGCAAGCAATCCCTGAGTCAAATGATGTATTGGCAAGAAAGGAATTGTATTTACAGTTTGATGTAGGTATGAGTAACTTCTATATGAGGCAAGACACTATTGCTTCAGGAGCAAATACATCAGGTACAAGATTTGATGTACAGTCTAGTTACTCAAATGGATCTAAGGTGAGAGGTGCTATTATATCCAGCACCACAGGATCAACTCAGTTGGTCGGTTACGTAGATGGACAACCATATTTCGGACCTTTCCATACAATGAATAATGGTGTAAAAATGACAGGAGCGAGTCATTCAGATTCAAGTAAACTCATTACATCCACACCAAATATTCTATCCGATTCATCAACCTCAACTTCAACGTACACTTCACCATCATCAACTTCGTCATCAACACCATCTAGCAGCTCTGGTTCTGGGTATTAATGATAAACACATCAATAACTAAAGTCAAAATCCATGAGGTAGTCAGGAGTCAAATTCCTCGTACTATCCAAATAGACAATCCAAACTTTGAAAACTTTTTAGAGCAATATTATATTTCTCAAGAATTTCAAGGTGGAACGATTGACATTGCTGAGAATATAGTTGAGTATAAAAGTTTAGACTTTCTGAATAATGAAACTCTCACTGGTTTTACATCATTAACATCTGCAGTCAATAATGTAAATCAAACAATATACGTAGATTCAACAGAGGGTTGGCCAGAGTCATATGGTCTACTCAAAATTGATAATGAGATAATCACATACACAGGAATAGGTACCACAGCATTCTTTGGATGTGTAAGAGGTTTTAGTGGAATAGAAAATAATAGTAAAACAAATCAACCTGAGAGTCTTACATTTACAAAGAGTGGTATATCAACTCATGCAGATGAAACTCGTGTCTTCAACCTAAGTAATGTTTTTCTCAACCAATATCTGAAAAAACTAAAGAAGCAGGTATTGCCTGGTTTCTCTGAGAGAAAACTGAATAGTGAAATAAATCAACCTAACTTTATTAGACAATCAACAGACTTCTATAAGTCAAAAGGAACTGAAGAGGCGTTTAGAATATTATTTGGTGCGTTATACAACGAGAAGGTTGAGATGATTCAACCCGCAAAACAGATGATTCGTCCATCTGATGCGGACTATGTTGTCGCAGATCTTGTATTATGCGAGGTGGTAAGCGGTAACCCACTCAAGATAGAAGGTCAAACTCTCACTCAAGGCGGTGCCAGTGGTTCTATCTATCGTGTAGAAAAATCATTTGTTGGTGGTAGGAATTATTTCCAGATAGGAATATCAAAAGGAACGCAGATTGGTGAGTTTCAACAAACAGCAAAAACGTTTATAACAAAGACTGTAGGTATCAATACAACAATAATTGATGTTGACAGCACAGTTAGTTTTGACAGCACTGGTAGTTTGACTATTGGTGAGATAATTTTACCATATACCTCAAAAAATTATACACAGTTTGTAGGAGTAAGCACTCACTCATCTGAGATAAGTATAGGTTCCACCATTACACAAGGTGGAGTGGCGGTATCATATGAGGATGGAGATGTCAATTCAGAGGTAAGACTCAAGATACTTGGCGTTATCAATAAATTCAATGGGGCAGCAAGAACACAGCAGACAGGTAGTTCTATAAATGTAAGCACTTTAGGTATTGAGAATAGAGAAAAAAGATTTACTACATGGATAGGAAACACTGCTGCAAGATATGAGATCAAAGATATAACTCAAATATCACCAAACAACTATAGTGTTGAACTATTAGATGATCACGCTTTATATGCAGGTGATACAATTGATATTATAGACATAGACGGTAATATAATTCAGGGTAGTATCACAGGTACACCACTGTCAGATACTATAAGAGTAAACGCTCCAAATATTGATGTCGATGGTTCATACTTTATTAGAAGACAACTCAAAACAAAGAATGGTGAGGCAGTCGATGTACAGAACTCATACTCAAAAGGTCAAGAGGTTTACGTAGCGTCTAATAGTTTACCTCACTGGCAGATAAACCCACAGAAGAGGATAAGAACTTTCTCTACAGCAGGTATTACGACTGATACAAGTCAATTCACTGTGAATGACCACAATTATAATGATGGTGAATTAGTATACTACACATCTGATTCTGTAAAACTTACAAATCTCCTTGAGAATCAACCATACTATGTCAAGAAGATTGACCAGAATACACTAGCACTCGCATACACCCCTGAGAACGTACGTAGAGGGCAGTATATTACCTCGGTGGTAGGATCTGACCTGTCAGGAATTACAACGCATTTCTTGACCCCTCAGTTGGTTTACAATACATCCATAGCTGGTCAAAGATTACTACGTAAGTTCCCTGTGCCTGAGTACAGCACAGAAAAGGAGAAAACAGAGCAAGGTGGTATAGGTTTATTTGCTAACGGTGTTGAGATTTACTCATACAAATCTACCGATAAAGTTTACTACGGTTCTCTAAGAAGTGTTGATGTTCTAAACACAGGATCTGGATATGACGTTATCAACAGACCAAGACTCTCTGTGTCTCAGACAGGTCATAGTGGTGTAGGTGCATCAGTTGTATCACAAGTATCTGGAACTATCGTAGATGTTCTCGTAGATACACCAGGTGTTGATTATCAAGAAGACCCTAATGTCACTATTCTTGGTGGTAACAATACTTCTGCTGTTCTGAAACCAAAAATGAAACTTACACCACAGGTGGTTGAATTTGATTCAACTACAACTGGTGGTGTTGTTGATACCTCTTTGAACAAATTTGTATTCAAAACTCCTCATGGATTGAAACCTGGTGAAGAGATTATCTACAACACAAATAACACAGATGCTATCGGTATTGGTACTACGCCTGGTAAACTGATTGATAACGCATCATATTTTGTAAACTATATCAATGAGCACGAAATACATTTAGCAGATAATAGCATTGACGCATTATCAGGGACAGGTGTAATTCCTATATCTGGTAGTGGTGCTGGTACACATGAATTCAAAACATTTATACCCAGAAGAAAGGTAGATAAAATTCTTGTTGAGAATAATAGTGTATTTCATAATAGATTAGTTTCTACTATCTCAGGAATCAACACATATACAGATACAATCAATATTGATAATCACGGATTTGAATCTGGTGAGATTGTAAAATACACACAAGGTGCAGGTACTATTGGTGGACTGACAAATGAGAAAGAATACTTTATAATTAAACTAACAGATAACTCATTTAGAGTTTCAATTTCAACCAGTTTATTAGATTATGTCAATCTTACATCTACAGGTAGCGGAGAACAAACTTTTGCTGATCCCCCTATTAACATTAGAATTGAAGGAAGACAAGGAATCACAACTGCCAACGCAACCGCTACACCCGTCATTAGGGGAAGCATTGACTCAGTTTATGTCTCTAGAATTGGTTCTGAGTACGGTTCTACGGTTATAAATGATAACTTCAAACCTAGTATTGACACACAGGAAGGTAAGAATGCTTTCCTTCAACCGTTTATTGTAAATGGTCGTGTAGACCAAATCATTATCAAATATGGTGGTGTCAACTTCTTCAGTACACCTGATATTACTATAAGTGGTGATGGTGTAGGTGCTAAAGCAAAAGCAGTGGTGTCAGGTGGGCAGATAGTAGCAATCGAAATGATTGAGAAGGGGGCTGGTTATACACAACCTCAAACTACAGTATCAGCAAAAACACCAGGTTCAGGTGCGATATATTCTGCGAATATAGATAACTGGACTGTAAACCAAGTAGCGAGATATGCGAAGAGTGGTGATATGTCACAGGATGACGGTTTCTATGAAACCGCAACATCACTGGGTAATCCTTATGTAAACTACTTTGTTCCTCGTAACCTACGTGATTTCTTCAATGATAAGGGAGTTGAACACTCACCGATCTTAGGATATGCGTATGATGGTCATCCAATTTACGGACCTCTTTGCTTCAAGAACGCAGATGGTACAGGTGGTATCACATACTTACAGTCAAGTTACAAACCACTGACTAGGGTAGACGGACCTCCAACATCTCAGTACCCATCAGGATTTTTCATAGAGGACT